GGCCGTGAGGCTCGCCTTGGCGATGGCCGCCGTGGCGGTGATGGTGGTCCAGGAACTGTTGTCCAGGGAGTGCTTCAGGGTGAACTGGACCGTGGCGGCACCGCCGGAGGTGACGGACTCGGTCACCAGGACCATGGCGATGAGTTCGTCGTTGGCTCCGCCCCTCTTCACGAGGTCGATGACGTTCTCCGTGTCGGTGTCGCCGGTGTTCGTGGGGGCCTGGCTGTTGGCCAGGAGAAGCTGTTTGTCAATCCACACGTTGGTGTCCTCCTTTCAAGGTCATGGAAAAGGGGCCGCCACTAGGACGGCCCCGCTTCGGGCGTCAGCGCCTCAGGTCTAGGAGAAGCTGATGGCGGCTTCGGTGGAGAGGATGGCGTCGCAACGCCTGACCGGGATTTCGTCGAAGGCCAGGACACGCTTCCCGGCCACGGAATCCCAGGTGAGGTTCACGTTGCTCTTGGCGATGATCTGCTTCCGCAGGGCCGTGCGAACGGTGCGGTTGCAGTACCAGGCGGCCTTCCCCATCCTGAGGGAGGGGATGCGCTCCGACGCCTCGATCATGAGGTTCACCAGGTCGGCCGCCCCCGAACCGGAGATGAGGTTCGAGACGTCTATGTTGCAGATGCGGACGACGTAGCGCCAGTCGGCCACCACGAGCCCCGTGTGCCACTCGTAGTGCCCCCGGTAGCCCTGGTACTTGTTCCCTGCGGCGTCGAAGAGGGTGACCTCCCCCAGGTTCTGGTGGTCGATCCCGGCGGTCGTTCCCTTCGGGTAGATGCCGTGGACCGTCTCGGGGCTCCAGACCACGAGCCAGACGGAGGTGTTGTCGCTCCCGGAGCCGCCGCCGTTGACAAGCTGTTCCTTGTTACCGGCGTTCAGGGCGTCGGAGAAGCGGGGGGCCAGGCCGAGGAAGCGCTCGGGGTTGGTGCGGGTGTCGCCGTAGAACAGGGTCGTGGCCATGGCCTGGTTCATGGACTCCACGAAGGCCTTGTCCTGGGAGAGGCGGAACTCGGCGGTGTTGCCGTTGAGACCGGCCACCCGCTTGTCCACCTCGGAGTAGGCCTCAAGCATGCCGCAGGTGTCGGTCACCTGGGCCGTCTGGGCCTTTCCGTTGGGAACGCCGTAGTTCAGGAGACGCCAGGCCACCTCGGGGAGGCCGGTGCGGATCGTGGACAGGTGGCCCGTGGGGAGGTTCCCCTCCACGTAGACCATGTCTTCGAGGATTTCGTTGGTGCGGCCGAGAAGTTCGACGATCTTGTCGATCTTCCCGCCGGGGTTGAGCATCCTGGCGTGGTCCTGGAGGGTCGGGAGGTTGTTTCCAATCGTGCTCACGCTTATCGCCCCTTTCTAGGTTTTGGTTGGGTTGGACCTACTTGCGGTGTTCGGGGTAGAGGACCTCGGCGTCGGACTTCACGGAACCGACCGACTCGGCCTCGACGAACTTGGGGTCCTGGGCGATCTTGCCCAGGCGATAGAAGAGCCGGATGAACTCCTTGTGGTTGCCCACGAAGGTCGTCCATCAGTTGGGAGAGTTCCGGCGTGCCGAACTTCTTCAGGCCCAGCTTGGCCGTGGCCAGCTTCTCCTCGTGGTCGGCGCCGCCGATCTCGGGGTCCGCCTTGGCCTCGGTCTGCCAACCCTCGATGGTCTTCTCCCATTGGCCGACGAGCCGCTGGGAGGCCTCTTTCGCCAGCTTGGCGTGGAGGTCGGCGAACTTCTGGGCGGCCTCCTGGGAAAGCTTGGCCTCTTTGGCCAGTTCGGTGAACTCGCCCATGACGGCCTCGTCCAGGACGAAGCCCTCGGGCACCTTCAGGTCGTACTTCTCGGGCACGGCATCCTTGTCGCCGTCTTCCTTGTCGCCGTCTTCCTTGTCGTCGGGTTTCTGGTCGTCGGGTTTCTGGTCGTCAGGCTTCTGGTCGTCAGGCTTCTGGTCGTCAGGCTTCTGGTTGGCCGTGTCCTGGAACAGTTGCTGTTCGAGGGTGCTCTCGTCCGCCTTCTGGTTTTCGGTGTCACCCTGGTTCAGAAGGGATTCCGGCATTACGTTTCCTCCTCCTCGTCTTTCAGGAGGCCTTCCGCCACAGCCTCGGCCCACAAGGTTCCGAAGTTGTGGAAGTCGACCTTCT